CCGATCGCGCCGCCCCCGAGCATGGTCGAGCCAGGCAGTTGCCCGGCGAGGCTGGTGTCTGTGAGGCGGCCGATGGAGCACATGCGCGGCATTGTGCTGGCGGGCCTGCCGCCCAAGGGCACGGGTTAGAGGCGGGACAGCGGGTCGTAGTCCAGCACCTCTTCGCCCCCGCGCGCGGCCCGTAGCGCAGCCACCTTGGGCTGGTCAATCAGCGCGAGCACTACAGCGGTAGCGCGGTCAGGGCTGCGGCCAATCCGCTTGACGATGTCCTCGCGGCTTTCGACCTTGATGGTCTTGCCCGACAGCGACCAGCGTGGGGCGCAAAGCTCAGACAGCAGCGCCGGGTCGGGGGGCAGCGCGATGCCGGTATCGCGGGTGGGGTCCAACGCCTCGCGCATCGCCCACCACAGGTCGCTGCGGAGGTTGAAGAACGACAGCGCGCCCGTGGCGTCGCTGGCGCGCCGGGCCTGCTCGGCCACGTTCACGCCCCACACCTGAGCCCGGGCGCGCTTGAGGCTGTCGTAGGGGCTGGCGCCCACCCCGATGACGTCGATGTTGATGGGCGCGTCGTCGCGCCTCACCACCAGCACCTGGCCGGCGCACTTGTCGCCGGTGTCGGTGTCTTTGCCCGTGACCTCTTTGAGCTCGTCGAACCACAGGTCATGCCCCGCTTGCTCGTCGCGGTGCCGGTTGGCGATGATGGTGCTATCGCGTCCGCCTCTTGCCACGTCGACACCTTGCTGCAGCATCTCGCCCTTTGGCGCTCGCGGCTTCCAGCGTGCCTGGGCGGCCTCGACCCAAGCTGTAGGGATGACCTGCCATTGGTCGTCCTCAACGCCGGCCATGAAGTCGCCATTCAGCATCTGGCTGCGCAAAGGCTCTGGAAGGGACTGCAGTGTGCTCATGTAGCCGGTCGCCATGTAGTAGGGGTTGTCGGTCAGACGCGCGGGGATGAACGTGCGCGACAGCGGCTGGATGATATGCTCGGGCGTGTAATCCGCAGGATCGAAGTCGTAGCACGGCGCGTTGTCGACCAGCACGAAAGGCCTGCCGTCCTCGACCCACACGTCGCGGCTTTTGCCTGCGCCGTCGGGGAGCATGGCGGCCCACCGCAGTTCGCCGGGCAGTGCGCGTTTGCCGGGGAAGGTGGCCTCGAGCCATGGAGCGAAGAACCCGATGACCCAGCGCCCGTCGCTGGTGGTGGGCGGGTTGAAGGTCATCAGCACGCGCGGGTGAATGCGTGTGTCGTCGGTGCGCCGCCAACCCATGACGAAACGCACCTGCGCTTCACGCTGCTCGGTCACCTCGTCGAAGGCCTTCAGGTCGTGGGGTCTGCCCTGCCAGCGCTTCTCATCGCCGGGATTGTCCAGGCCCGCGAACTCGATCAGCTTCTCGCCGATGCGCCAGATGCTTTTCTGCCCGTTGAAACCGTCGGTGCTGCCCAGGATCTCGGTCAGGCGCTGAATCACACCCTCGGTCTGGGCCTTCTCACGGCGCACCACCAGTACGCGCTTGTGCTTGGTCAACGCCAGGCCGGCGATCAGGTCGGTCTTGCCGCCGCCGGCGGCACCCCCGTAACCGGTGATGTCGGCTCTGCTCTCGTAGGCCATCGACTGAGGGCCTTTGAGCGGAACCCAAGGCCTGGCGGCCACGTCGGCGGCCAACAGCGCATCAAGTTCGGCGCGCTCGGCGGGGGTGAGGTAGCGCTCGAGCTCGCGCAGTTCTGCTGGAGTCACACCAGATCGGATGTGTCTTCGTCAGCCTTGCGCGCTTGGGCCAAAGCCAGCAGCGCCTGCATGCGCGCAGCGCGTGCCGTGTCGTCCAGCGCCAACGACCCGTCACTGCTGGTGACGTCGACACGCGAGTTCTCGCGGTACTTCTCCGGGGCGTGGGCCTTGAGCAAGAAGATGGCCAGCGTGTCGCTGTACTTCTTCACCGTCTGGGGCTTGAACGTGCCGTCGGCGTTGTAGACCGGGGCCATTTTCGGCGTGCCGGTCAACTCGTCGCGCACCAGGTTGCCTTCGTCATCGCGCACCGCAGCGTAGGCCGGGGTCACGGCGCCTTGGTGCGTCAAAGGCTCATCCAGGCCCTCAAACGCTCGCCTGTGGGCTTCGTCTTCCAGGGCCAGTACCCCGGCCTTCATGGCGTCGTCCCAGGCCTCAGCGAAGTCGGGCACGACCTTGCGCCACTTGTAGGCGGTGAACCGGCTGATGTCCACGGCTGCGCACGCTTTGCCGACGTTGCAGGTCTCGGCCAGCACAGCGCAAAAGGCGGTCAGCTTTTCAGGTGTGAGTTTCACGGCTCAAGCCTATTCGCTCTCGCTCGAGCCAAGGGCACGGCGCTCAGGCCTCCAGGCATCGGGCACCTGGCTCCGACTCTTGCCCGTGCAGATGCGGGCCACCTGCGACTTGCTGATCTCGAACGTCACCGCCAACCAGCCGTAGCTCTTGCGCTCGGCCCGAAGCTCAAGCAGCAGGTCCACCTCGTGGTCCGTGAGCACCGACCGTGGGTGGCTCTCACCAATCCGCGATCCGTTCACGTTAACGGCCACCATGCGAGTTTTTCCACGTTTGACTGACTCTGTCATTTTCAACCCTTTCAGCTAAAAGTCCTTCCTTCAAACCCCGTTCCCTACCCTTCAACCCTTCACACCCTAAGGGGCGTGAAGGGTGTGAAGGGTGTTTCGGGAACTACGCAAACCCTTCAACCCTTCGTGAAGGGTGTTTGAAGGGTGTGAAGGGTCCGTCCGCGTCTTTGCGCTTCCCAACACGTTTGCAAAAAGCAGCACGCTCATCACGCGATGCTGACGGTCGCGCCGTCGTCCTCGAAGAAATACGGCACCGCGTCGTCGGCCACCAAGTTCTTCAGCGCCCGCCTGGCGTTGCCCTTGCAGTTGCCCTTCGGGTCTCTCTCAAGGCCGGCGGCCTCCATCATCCGGCGAGCCGCCTCTTCGATTACCGCCTTGACCTCGATGCCGCTGGTCTGGACCTTGGCGAACTCTTGGATGACGTCGTTGACCACGGTCTCGTTCTTGCCCAACGCCTTCACGATGTTGGCTTCGTTGATGTCAGCCTCCTCGACCACGCAACTGGTGACCGGGTCGTTGTCTTCGTCGACGCCAACCTCGACAATCTCGAGCCGAAAGCCCCAGCGCAAACCGTCCTCGCCGTCCTTGTTCTTGGTCAGGCGCATTTCCCGGCACCCGTCCTTGTCGCGCAGTACCTCAAGCTCGGCGTCGCAGGCCGCCCGCAGCCCGGACCACCCGCGCGCGCCTTTGGTCTGGTCCTTGCCGCTGTGGTGGATCAAGAGCACCAGCGCGCCCGTGGCCTGGTGGATGCGCCGGCAGTGCCCCAAGGCCTTGCCCATGTCCTCGGCGGCGTTCTCGTCGGCCCCGGGAGTGGTCTGCGCCAGCGTGTCGACGATGACCACGCTGGGCCTGCCCACCGCCAAGGCGCCCGCGCTTATGTCGTCGGCGTCCTTGGGCAGCATCAGGTTAGGGGCGCCGTTCAAGACCGTCAGCGGCAGGCTCTCGAGATCCACCCCAGTGCGCTGCGCGTAAGCCACCACCCGCTTGCGGAACCCGTCCGCGCCCTCGGCCGCGATGTAGGCTACGGGGCCTTGCTTGACCCGCCGTTGACGCCACTCGACGCCACGGGCGACGGCCATGGCCAAGTCCAACGCCGCGAAGCTCTTGCCGCTGCCGCTGGCCCCGTACATCACCGCCAGGCCCGCCTGAGGCAACACGCCTTTGACAATCCACGCCGCCGGCTTGACCTTGGCAAAACTGTGCACAGGTTCAAACACGAAGCGCAGGCCCTTGGCCGGCGCGTCTTCGGCCATCTCAAACTCTTCAGGGCTCGCGGGGCCGTTGATGGACAGCTGGGGCGCGCCGCCGGCGTCCTGCGCCATCTTGATCAAGGACGCTGCGGTGACCGCCCTGGCGGCGGTGTTCCTGCCGAACCCTTCCCACTTGCTCTCGAGCTCGTCGGCGCCGGGGTACTCGCTGCCGCGCTCGCTGAATTCGACCCACAAGTGCATACCCTGGCCGCGAGTCTCGTGGTGCAAGGCCATCCCGACGCTGACCCACTTGTCGTAGCTCATGTCAGGGTCGAGCGGGGCCAAGCACGCCCGCAGATCGTTCTCGGTCAGGCCAAGCACAGGCCCGTCGTGCGAAGTAGCAGTGCGCTCGCCGCTGTCGGCCTTGACACCGAACACCTGGGCCAGCAGCAACCACACGCTCTCGAACTCGTCGGCGGTGATCTCGGGGATCTCGTCGGGGCCCGACCACTGGTAGCGCGCACCGCTGGTGTGCGTGCCCGCCGCGATGAACTGCTGGCCCGTGGCCAAGAACTCGACGGCCCCGTGTGCCGTGGCCAGCTTGCGCTTGGTGAAAGCGCCTGGCAGGCGGAACGCCAGCAGCAGCTTCCCGCTGTTGCTGCGCCACCGGCACGGCAGGTCGCCCAGCTTCTCCAGCGTCATCTCGACCAGCGCGCGCACCTCGGCGCTGACCGCGCTGTCGTCGATGTCGACGTCGAGGGCCCGAACCTCGCGCGTCTGAATGCAGACGCCCAGCCGGGTGTCGGCCGACCACTGACGCACCTGGTTGGCGGTGGCGCGGGTAGCGGTCCAGCCGGCCAGGCCGGCGACAAACCCCTCCCGGTTGACAATGCTGGGCGTCTTGCCGACCTGCTTGACCCTGGACTGGGGGCTGATCGGGATCGTGGTGTCGCTCACCACGGGCAAAAGATCGTGCGTCAAGCCCTGAGCCACGAACCGGGCCCAGTCCTGCGGTGCGGCGCCGCTCATCTCCGGGTCCCGTTTTCACCGTGCTCGAAGCGGGCGGCTCGGGCGGCGCGGCAAGCCTGTTCAAACTCGCGCCAGCAGACGTCGAGGTACTCGTTCACCGAGTTGCCGAGGGTGACGCGCCCGTCGTTGCCGTCAACGACAGCGCCTTCCTTGTGGACGTACTTGTACAGCCCTGAACCCACAAGGCCCCAGACGACGAGACCGCAGCACTCGGTCGCCTCGCAAAGATCGACCAGCTTTCGCACTTCGGTTGCTGAAGGTTCGTCGCCCTTCACCTCGAGCCAAGTGCAAGGCGCGACCTTGAAGTCGGGGAGATACCGCCCGCTCGGGAGTTCAAAGCCCTCAGGCTCGTACTCCCACTTCAGCCCAAGCGTGTCAAGCAAAACGGCCCAGCGGGCCTCGAGTCGGGAGCGAAAACGGTAACCCTTGTAGCGGGTCTCGATGGCGCGTGGCGGCATGTCGAGTCTTTCAAAGAAAACGCCCCTGGTGTGGGTCCGAGAAGCGCCAACTTCCTCCGCTGTTCACGGAGTCGGACCCACACCAGGGGCGGAACAGAATGAAGTTGGCGCTTCGACTGTAGCAGACGCCAAAGGTCAGTCGAGGGTGCTGACGATCGGGAACGCGCTGCGCGTGACCACGTCCTCGCCCAGGCACTTGCGCGCGAAGGCGCACTCACGGCAGGTGGCGTTCAGGTCGGTGCGGTACACCACCGGCAGGCGGCCTTTGCTGCTGGCGGCCATGGCCTGGGTCTCCCGCTCGATGGCCGCCGCCAGGCTGGGCTTGGGCTCCCGCTTGTAGTTGCGGTCCTCGTTGACGGCGATGTGGGAGAGGTACTGGGCGCTGGTGCCACAGCGCCTGGCCAGCATCTCGCGCTCGTCGGTGGTGGCGGCGTTCAGCCAGGCCTTCATGGCGGTGATCGTGGTCATGGGTCAGGGTAGGAGGCGGGAAAGGGGCCCCGACTTTAGCATCAGCCAAAGGTCTTGCACACTTTGCTGCGGGTGTGTCAGGCTGGCCCGATGGACGTGTGGTCCAGCGTCGCGGCGGTGGTCCTGACCCTGGCCCGCTTCCTGGCCTGAACGAAAGCCCGACGCCTTTGGTCGGGCATTCTTTTGCCTTGAGGCTTTAGCATGTGCTACAGTTCACTCCGTCGACAGCGATAGCCAGCAACCTCCAGTCAGGTAGCTGCGAACAAGGGCCCTGATCCCAAGCGGTAGGGGCACTCAGTGAGAGTCGCTTCAAGCAAGTGGGCTCCCCCGGCAAAGCAAGCTGGCCGCTGTCGACACCCAACCACCAACCTGAAAGCACGACATGGAAGTCGTTCTGAACATCGGCCTGGCCCGCACCGGCAAGAGCAACCTGACGACTCTCGAAGTTCTCAAGGCCGCCGGTGCCGCCAAGGTCGGCGTCTGCAGCGCCGAGGTCTTCTCCTCGGACACTGAGCCGACCCTGGTCTGCATCGCCCGCTTGACCGGCCACGACAGCCAGGAAAACACCCGCGCTATCTACAAGCTGGCGGAAACGCTCGAGCAGGATTGCATCGCCAGCTATGCCCGTCTGCCGATCGCCAACTTCGGCGCGCTGATCGGCCCCCGCGCCGCCGCCTGGGGCGCCTTCAACCCCGAGTTCTTCATCATGCCCGACGGCACCCGTCTGGCACCGCCCGCAGCGAAAGCTGCTTGACACCACTGCAGCAACCGCTACAGTCCACACTCCCACCACCTGCTAAACACCATGCACGATCTGAACACCATCAACCGCCTCAACTACGAGGCCTTCGCCGGCGCCATCGAGCACTACCGCGCCCAGGGCCGCCACGTCCTGGCCAAGTACGAAGGCACCACGCTGGTCTCGATCGAGACCTTCAGCACCGCCGACGAGATCGTCGACGCCCACAGCAAGCAGCTGGAGGCCAACACCGGCCAGCGCCTGGTCTGCTACGCCCCGCTGCCGACAGAGTCGGTCATTGGCCGCCGTGACCAGTCCGAAGACCGCCAGGCCGCCGAGCGCACGCTCGGCGACTACGTCGCCCGCAAGTCCTACTGAACCCAGGAGCCAACAGCATGTTCCCCGTCACCATCACCCTCTCCAACGTCCAGCAGCTGAACGCTGTCATGGCCGCACTCAACCTGGCCGGCGGCGTCAACGCGCAGGCCGCTGCGGCGCAAGCCAACGAGGCCGCCATGGCCGACACT